ATTGCTTCATTGATTTTTGCAACTTCCTCTTGTATAATTTTTCTAAGATTCATGATGTTATCTCGATATGTCGAAGTATTCTGTATTTTTATCAAGTTTCTTTAATGCTGCTTTCATTTCTTTGTATGATTGTTGAATTCTTCTAGCCTCTTCAACAATTCTATCCAAATAATATTTCTCTTCACTCCAAGCATTTTTATCACCTTTCTTTAATCCCTTAGCCTTGTCTTTTTCTGCACCTTTGATTGCATTGTTTTCTGCACTTTTTATATTTATGATTGCGTTTGTCATATTGCCGTATGCATTTTGTAATATGCTACTTGCACTTCTCCAGCCATCCCTCTGCTTTCCTTTCTTCAACATATCAAGGTCTTTTTTCAATGCAGCATTTAACATTCGCTGTGTTGCCTCTACCATTTTCCAAGCCTGGTCTGCAGGACTTGAATTTGCCAATCTGTCAGTTAGTGCTTTTTCGTATCTTGCTTGGTTTTGTCTTTTAATAGTTCTAAAGTCCATAAGTGCAGTTGCACCTTTTCTTGCATCAAACCTAGCTTTTGCTTTATCTTTTGCACCACGAGCTTTATCTATATCTATTTGATATACCTCAACCTTGCCTGGAAGACGTTTGATAATTGAGTCTGCATTTTTGAATCCCATTACATTAAGTCCTACATAATCAGGATATGAACGAGCTGATGCAGCACCGGTTGTTAAACCACTCTTTCCAAAATACATTGCCTTACCATGATATGCAACACTAAGTATTTGACCTTTTTTTATAGTTCTAGGATAATCATATCGGCCAGTACCACGTACTGACATGTCTTCAGCTGCAAGAAGGAATTCTAAACCTTTTCTTGTCATTCTACCTGTTGGCCCAGATACCATGTCGTCTGTTACCTTGTCCCACTCAATACCGTATGCTCTTGACGCACCACCCCAGAATTTTTTATCTGCTGAATATTGACCACCTGTAATTTTACTATACATATCTGTAATTTTTTTAGAAGCAAATTTTTCATTAAGTGGTTGTTTTGACTCCACCTTTACATTGGCTAGTTTTGACTCTTTGAGTTTGGACATGATGGCTTTCCATTCTTTTTTGGTTTTAGCATCCATTCCTCTTTCAACACCAAATGCATTTGCAGGTTTAAGTAAAGAATGAATTCTACCTTTCATAATCTGCTTTCCATATTTTCTACCAAATGGTGAAGTTCTAATCCAATATAATATAGCTTCAGCCATTGCCTTTGACATCTTAATTCCTTCAATAGCAGATGTTCTTCCTTTAGCCACATCATTAAGTCCTTGACCTGCAGATATTTCATTTACTTGCGATTCAGTTATCACTTTAAGAATTTCTTCTCTAATTATTTGTCTTATTTTTGCTTTCATAGTTTAATCCCAAAAAATCATTTTGCCTATAATACCCAAAAGAGCAATCCATATTGACCATAATGTTCTCTGGGCTTTAATTCTAAAATCTGTATTTTTATTGACACGAGCAGTTACACCGCTATCTGGATTTAAGAGTCTTTCTTTAATCATTGACAAATCTTTTTGCATTTTTTCTTGATTTGTTTTTACATATTCTAAATCTTGTTGAACAAGTTTTATATTATTATGTAAGTCAGTGTTTGTTAATCTTGCCATTTTATTCTACCAAATATTAATCTTGTATATTTGACCTACCTAATACGTAGCATATACCAGTTTGAGTCACTACTTTGTTTATACCAAATTCATAAACAACACCATCATTTAAGAGTGATAAATCAATTTCACCTTGTGAAGCTCTATCATTTCCAGCAAAAGATGCTGTTCCTAATTGTGTACCTCCAACCATAATTGCAGTTGGTCTTAAAGCACTAACACCTGATGAACCTGTAAAGTCCAGTTGTTCAGCTCCACTACATGTGACAACTGAATTGTATTTACCTGTCAAATATGTATATCTATTTTCAGTGGTTGTTAGTGATCCACTTGGTGAATCAATCGGTGGTCTTTTTAATGTCATATCTTAGCCTCCTAAAGTAGTTGTGTCCTGTATATTTTTTCTTGCAACTTCTAATTTTTCATAGAAGTCATCTTTTAATTTCTTTTTATTTATTCCACCTTGCCAATCTTCAATTTTACCAGTTTCAGTTATGTAAGAAACATCTGAAGATTCAATATAGGTATTAAATGATTTTTCAATATCATTTAGTTCTGAAAGAGAATCATTTTTCCATTCTTCTAAATTGTTTTTTACAAATTCTTCTTTATCAACCCTCTTCATTGTTTTTTCATATATGTATGAATCATAGCTCATTCCATATAGTCTATAAAAAATAATGTCATTTGGACCTTTCATTGGTTTTCCACTTTTAGGACAAAAAAGAGGTACTTTACAGATTTCACGTAGACGATACATTTTTGAAACTGTTTTTGTTATACCATTTTTAATTGTCCATGTTTTACCACCTTCTTCCCAAATGTCACCTTCTTTTCTAATAACATTTTTCTTGTTGTAACCTGTCTGTATTTTTGTTTTTGCATTATGTTTTTTAGTCAAAAGGTTCCTCATTCGTTGAACCTTACTTTCACTAATTCCTTTCTGCATAACTTTCTCCAGCTTTATTAATAAATATCAAGTTATAGATTAAAAAGTCATCATTCCAGTGATTTGATTTATTGGTGCAAATGCACCTGTTAATTTATAAGTTTTACCTTTATAAATAAATACTAATCCTTCACTTGGAACAATAGCTTTCATACCACCTATTGAATTTAATTTATCTAATTGTTGTGCTAATCTATTTAACTTTTTAATATCTCCACCAGCCTTTACGGACTTTATAGCTGATGCTACTTGCTTTCTAATGTTTTGAACTGCTTTGTCAGGATTAGCTGCTAGAAACCCTTCTACATTTTTTAGAACCTCAGCACCTAATTCAAAAAATAAAGTTTCAAATGGAAGCATATTCTTTTTAACTTGGTCAGCATGTTTTTGTTTATCAATGTCAATTACTTTTGCTAACATTTTTTCATCTTCAATAGTTTTCCTATTTAATCTAAATGATTTATCAAAAAATGCCCATCTCTTAACCAATCCCATTTTTATAGTATTATCAACTGCACCTAATCTTTTTTCAACATAATCTTCCCACCATGCTTGGTGATATTCGCCGAAGGTATTTGAATCCTTCATATTGTATTTTGACATTAGTTTACTTAGCTTTGCAACAAAATAAGGCTTTCTTTTACCAAAGTCTTGGTGTGGCTTTACCTTTAATATTTGAGGACCAATTATACTAAAACTTTTTTGAACATTTTGATTTACTTGTTGAATCATTCCGGCTAAAACTCTTGCACCGTCTGAAAGTGCACCTATTGCCTTTCCATCTTTATACTGCAATACATTATGAAACTGTAATCTTGGTGCATCATAATTAATTACATTGGAAGATGCCGGGTACATTATTTCCATATTTACCCAGTTATTTCCATTGTTGAATATTTTTTGTTTTTGGTCTTTACTTAAACTACCAATGGCTTTTGACAAATCACGCATAGCATAATTAAATGCCTTTTCAATATTTCCTCTACCAGCAAACTTTTTTGCAATAGCCCGTGAATCTTGACCACCTCTTTTTATATCACCAGTATTTCTTGCGGCTACAAGTTTATCTGTCCATGATATAAATAAATTTTGGCCGTCTGTTTTTTCAGTTGCACCTTCTTCTAAATCTAAATTTCCTTGTAATGATAATTCGATAATTTGTTTGAAATCACCAAATGTTAAACCTCTATCATCAAATGGATGTGCCATGTGGCCATAGGCTCCACCTTCAACCAATAGTGAACGGTTAATTGATTCCGTTAGGTCTAATGGTGGCTTGTCTTCTTTAGCTGGTTCATCTTTTGTTGTTGGAATTGAAATTTCTGCATCTAAAAAGTCTAAAAATTTATATCCTAAAATTTGAGCAACACTTGTAATTCGTTCCATCCATTTTTTATATGCAGGTTTTCCAATTAAGTCTTTATATACATTTGTTCCTGAAATTGCACCAGGTACTCCTGTTGGAAAATATGATACTGAACCTGTTGGTCCATCAGGAAATGCTGTGTAGTGGTTAAAAAATTCCTCTTCACCTGAAATATAATTCAGAACTTCCATTCCTAATCTTTTTGCAATCTTTTCAGTAGATTTTCTATATGAATTTTGACTTCCATAAAAATATCTAGGACCATCATCTACATCTCCACCTGTAGTTGCAGTTTTAGAATTTTCAGATAGTATACCTTTAATATCTATAGTATGTAAAAACCCTTCAACTATTTCATTAAGGGCTTCAAGTTTTTTTACTATTAAGTCATAATTTTTTGTGTGGCCAAAAATACCCTTAAATAATTTTGTTTTATCTTTTTTATCCAGAGATTTATCACCTAGAGCGGTTCTTATTGTTGTACCACTCATTTCACCATATCCGCTTACACTTAAACTTACATGTGGAGCAATGATTGTGTAGGCACCTTTTTCATAACCAACTTCAGCATTACCTTTCCAAGGTCTAAAAAATTTGCCACCTAATCTTTGTGCATCTTTTTTACCAACCATAAATACAACTGCTGTTGTTTCTGGGTCATACTTACTTAAAATTTCTTTTGACTGATATGGATTTTTTACCTGTACTACTTTGGATATTCCATGAGAATTTATTATCTTTTTCTTTTCACCAAAACTAAATGGTGATTTAGGAAGGTCAACTTTACCACTTGTTGCAACATATGCATCTTTGAATTTTGACTGTAGCCACTTGTATGTTTGTGCATGATGTTTACCCATTGGTTGAAATCTACCTGGATATATTGCAACTATATTTTTTATTTTTGATTCTTCAGTTAGAATCTCTTCAGCTATCCATTTTCCTAAGCTCATGATTTTCTTAACTCCAATTCTTTTTTAATCCATGCCTTTGCTATTGGATTTTGTATAGGTCTATTTGTAAATGAATTGGCACCACGCTTAACTGCATTTCCGAATTCTTTGTATTCACTATTATCAACAATCAACATATTGCTTGCACCAAATAGACTTTGAAATTTTCCAAGATTGTTTTGTACATCTGACCAACCTTTCTTTACAACATCAGTTGGTACTTTTCTTTCACG